GTGTGGATTTTTACCAACTCATTCACCGCTGCCGTGGGAAGGTTATGTTTGGTGACGGTTTCGGTGATAGCCGTGCCCATTTCTTCAGGGATAGTGAAACCTTCAGGCAGTTCGAGTGCCTCGAGTGTGAAGGGCGCGTTGGCTTTGTCGGTCAGCGCATCGGCAGGTTTGGGCGCGGCAGGATCAGCTGGTGCTGCTGCTAATACTGCTTTTTCTTCCGCAGGTGCGGGTGCCGATGCCGGCGTTTCAGTCGGCGGTGTCGTCGGAGGCACTTCCGTGGGCACTGTCGTTTTCTGCGTCGTCTGTTGATTGTCCGTTGTCATCTTGGTTCTCCTTCATCATTATGATGTATTCTGGCAAGCATTCGTTCATTAGGATGGCGAAATACTGCAAGCCGATATTTCGTTCCCCTTCCCTATACGCGGTGATGAACGCATCACGATCGAATGATGTGTGGAACATATGCGTGAGGGTAAGAAAGTTGTGCATAAAGAGGCGGCCATCTTGGTTGCCCATGATGTGTTTGATCGCCATTGTGAGTTTGTCTTGGTATTTTTTCGCGTTTTTGCGTTTACGGGATACTTGTTTTGGGTTGCTGAGGTCTTCCATTAAAGCCCTGTCATCATTTGGAGTGCGTTTTGCCCACCCCCGACTTGGGTTTCAGACATCGTTTTTGCACCTGCGACGAGTTCGGCAAGCTGCGCTTGTTCTTGTTGTGCGGCGAGTTCTTGTGAACGTTGCTCACGGATTGCGTCGACCTGCGTTTTGGGACGAACCATTGTGGGTGGTGCGTTCATTAGGTTCGTGTAAATGACAAGTGCTTGGTCGGCATCGAGGTTGTCGAGGATGGTTGGGAACTGACCGGCAAGATTGCCGGCAAATGCAAAGGAGCGTTCGATCGAGGTTGTTGCGACAGAACGTTGCGCTTGCGCGAGCATGGAGACGTATTCGATTTCGACCGGCAGTTTGCCGATTTCAGGAGGCGGTTCTGGGAAGATGCCTTTGCGGTACGCGATGTTGAAAACGCGCTCGATGGTTGGGTCTTGTGCTTCGTTTTGGAACCGCTCAAGGACGGGACCGAGCAGGACAAGCTTTTCTTCACGACGAGCGTCGATTTCGGTGGCACTGCGGACAGTGTCGAGTTGGGAGATCATGAGGAAAAGGTCGTTGAAGAATGTGGTTTTGATCCGCATTTGGATTTCGCGGAGGTCTTCCGTGAGGTGGTTGAGTGGTGGGTTGATTTGGTAAGCGGGGCTGAAGGCAGGTTTGCCGGTGCCCGCAAAGCCAGGTACATACGTGACACCACCAGGCAGCATTGTTGCCGGTTGATTGCGCAACGCGATGTCAGCCACCATCGGCGGGTTTGTCATTTTATCGATACCTTGCGCTTTGCGTTTGGTTTCTTGCTGAAGTTGTTTTACGTCGCCTAGCGCGTCCATGCCTACGGAGTAGCCGTAAGGCTCGTTTGCCACCACGTCCCAACGAGGCGCGATGAACGGGCATTCCTCGAACCCACCGTATTTGAGGTATTGGTCTTCACTTGCGGTGCTTTCGTAGTAAATTTCGCGGTATTTGAACTTTTTCGGAACAGGGCTTGGCCCAACGTTCGGCTCGATGATGTGACGAACGATGATTTCGCGGTCTTTCGCTTTTTCCCCCATAGCGATGATTTGCTTCAGGGTGTCGGTGTACTGCCCATCGGGAAATTGTTTCTGTGCTTGGCTGCCGCTGAGCGTGAATTCGCGTGCAAGGGTGTCGATGTTGCCACGATCGCTTGCGCCGAGGAAGTATTCGTTCTGCGCAAGGTTGTAGCAGCGCACGACATCTTCAGCGTCTTCATAGATAATCATAGGCGCGGTGCCGAAGATGACGAGGTCGTTGTAGACCGTGGCGATTGCGTGGTAAAAATTGCTTTCATGGAAAATCGTCATGAGGCGTTGCTCGCAAACGCTGAGCCAACGGTTGACTATGTTTTCTTGGTCACGGTCATAACCAGCGACACGAAGTTTGAACCACGGACGGGACGGGCTTGAGATGCCGGAAAGCATACCTGCGGAAAGTGTCCGCGCAGCGACCACGCCGGTGCTGTCGATGATGTGGGAGTTTAGTTGTGGAGTATTTTTGGTTTGCTGATTAGGCGACGGAAGCCACCGGTAACGGCGGGGACAGAAATAATCCGCAAGATCACGGCAATGCTCGATGTACCCATTACGGTAATTTCGCATCATTTGGATACGGGAATTTACGTCCTGCCGGTAGTCGCCGATTATTCCCACATTAATCTCCTAACAACGATTTTAAGTTTTTACGGCCCAAGAATGGGGTAGAAGTGTCGCCTTGTGGGCCGGTGATAAGCGTTTCGTTCTGTGCAGCGAGTGCAGCAGCGTTGGTTCGGGCTTCGCCCCCGCCGACGTAAGGCGATTTTGGGGCGTAGAATGATGGTGGTGGCGCTGCTGATTGTGGTGTTGAACGTTTCGGGCCACTGCCCATGCCGAATAAATCTTGCATCACATAACCTTTGCTAATGCTAATGGGTCGTAATCAGATGTAATGTTACTTTGCGTGCGACCTTCCCATAAATTTGATACCACAGGGTACGCAAAAGTCAATGCCAAAGCGTCGGCGATGTCGGGACTACCTTCCGACGAACGCGCTTTGATGTCGGCCTTGCTTTCAAGTTGGATACCGCCTTGTTTGTTGAAGTCATAATTGACGTTGATAAATTGTTGGAGCCACTCTTGGTTGTTCGGGATCGAGCCACGGCGCAACCATTCGAGCATCGCTCCCCACATTTCTGCCCGCTTGTTTGCGTATTTTACGCCGGCGGTTTCGTAGGCGGGACTGGAATTATCGCTTTTGCGCGCAAAGTTGATGTCGTGGACGGGCACGCCGAGGCGACGAAGGTTGTCGACAACGCCACCACCAACGCCTGTACCGTCGACAAAAACCGCTGATGCTTGAAGCGCGTTGTAGTTGTTTGCGACGTGCTCAGCGAGCGTGACAGTGTCAATCCCACGGAAGATTAACGGAGGACGGGTTCGTGCGTCACGACCTTGCCGGAAGAAGATGACCGAATTGTCGTCGCCGAAGCGGGCAACGTCTACGCCTATGATGAGCGGATCGGTGTTGTAGAGTTCGGAAAGGGGACGGTTCATCGCGCCGACCACAGCATCGTTTGGAATAAATTGCATCGATGCGCTGCGTGGTGGCAAGCCGCGAACACGGGTACGGACGAAGTCGCTGTCCTCGCCGTAGTCTTCGACCCATTTGGCAATTTGCTTTTTATTACTGATTTTGACGGTGCGGCTGTCGATTGACCACGTTTTCCAGCGGTTTGAGAAACGGCCGAAGCATTCAGTGAAGCGGCCTGTGTTGCGCGTCATGTTGCCAAAAGCGCACCAGATGATTTCAGTGTCAGCGTCGGTAAGCGCACCTTCGGAAGTTTCCCATATAATGTCGGCGATGCTGGAGGCTTCGTCGAAGATAAGGACGATGCGCTTGCCTTTGTTGTGGAGACCGGCAAACGCTTCGGGATTTTCCTCGCTCCAAGGGATGAAATCCGCACGCCAAGTCATCGCGTGCTTTTCGTCGCGGCTGAAGCAAGCGGTGGCGGTGAGTTTGAACATGAAGTTGCCGATAAAGAGCCGGTACCATTTGGCGAACTCAGCACGGGTTTTGGTCTGAAGCTGGCCTTCGGTGTTGGCGGTGATGACGATTTTGGTATCTTCGTATGTGGCTAAGGCCCACATGATGATCCACGAAACGAGCGCGGATTTGCCCACACCATGCCCAGAAGCTGCGGCGATGAGGATTGCTTCATTCGGCGAGAGCAAGCCTTTGCCTAGGGCTTCGAGAATTTCCACTTGCCACTGGTCGGGGCCTTTTTCGTTGGCGAGTTCGCCGGCCGGCTCCGACCAAGGGAAGGAATAAAGGACAAAGCCCAAGGGGTTTTTGGCGAACCCCGCAAGGTCGATGATGATGCTTTCTTCAAGCGTCAGTTGTTTTTGGTGTAACATCGATTATTTCTGCGGCGCGGTTGCGTGCTTCGGCAAGACGGTCGGCCATTCCGACGTGGATATTTAGGTTCGTCGTGGTTGATTTGGGGCCGTAGCCGGTGCGGTCGGCAAGACGGGAGAATGTTTCGAGGAGGAATGGTGTTGGTAGGTCTTCGTCATCGAGGCGTTCGTGGATTTCGTCGAGCACGTCCATTGCCACCACGCTCATTTTTTCGTGAAGGTCTCGGTGGATTTCCTGCACTTCGTTTTTGTACGATGCGACAAGTTCTTGGAAGGTTGGGTCGGACTGAAGGATGCTGATGCGGGAGTTGCTGTAGCCCGTCTGCGCCGCGACTTGGCCAGGGCGCTGGCCTTCGGCGAGAAGTCGTGCGACTTGATGGTGGCTGTGACGGATTTTGTTGATTGTAGGTGGCAAAACGGCTTTGGGCTTGTCTGATGCGGCAACATCGTGCGGGGTCAGTTCACGTAAAATGTCGATTTGAAGGTCGGTCATGGGAAAAAGGTATCAGATAAAGTTGGGATTGGCAAGAAAAGGAAAAATGGTAGCTGATGAGGGAGGTCGGCTACCAAGTTTGTCATTCCACAGGTAGGAAGAATAAGAAGCCCATGCCAAAGCTTCGACGGATAGGATGTGGGGATTTTTCGGTTTTGTCAAGATAGCTCTTTGATGGCGCGGGCGAGACGACCGATAATGATGTCTTTGTCGGAAAGGCCGGAGCGGACTTCGAGTTGGCCGTCTTCGTTTCGGCCGATGATAATCACGTCGGTGATGTTTGAACGCAGGGCGTTGCCGAGAACTTGCTTGTCGGGGACAGGTTCGTACACGTCAGCCCGGTAGACTCCCGGAAGGATGATGATTTCGGCAGAGGGTTTGCGAGGTCGGCGTGCCATCGCGGGAAGCGTAGCCCAAAAGCGGCCGGCGGGCAAGGGGGGCGGGGCGAGCGAGGCTCCGCTCAAATGGGTATGTATGGTAAAAAATCATAAAATTTTCCGGATGTATAGGAAGGTGTGGGGGTACCCCGCCTTCGGCGAAGTGGGGGTACTTCGTACCACTTTATGTTTGGGTAAGGAATTTCCCCTAATAGGGAAAATACTTATGCGCTCTGACACATGGGGAATTTTGTTGCAGTGCAGCATATACCCCCTAGTGGGTGGTGCAACCTAAGGTTGTAGGGTGGGGTTGGTATGGTTGTGCTAGGTTGTGGGTCACGCCAAGCAAACCTAACGTTGACGTAAACGTAACCCCCTTACCATGCAGAAGGTAGTCACCACTGACCCCTGCATAGCCCCGCCCTGCCCTAGCGGACGCTTATCAGTGGTAAACACAAGCCGCCCTTGCCGACCCTACCAAAGCGCCCATGATTTTGCCCAGCAAGCCCCGCTAGCCCACCGTTGCCCAATATCGCCCGTATTGCCCCCCACTTTTGCCCCGCTTTTGCCCCAATTTGCCAGTTTGAGAAAGAGGCGGTTAGTGATACAACCTAAGGTTGAAATATAGAGAGTTTTTTTTTTTTTTTTTTACATTAATAAAAAAGAACCATACCCATATTAAAAGCAACACACATGCCCACCTTGTCAAACTGGCAAATTGGGGAGCTATTGGGGCGCGATTGGGGGTATATCGGGGCGAACTTCAGGCGAACTTATCCACATATTTAATATATAAAAATATTAAAAATAATTAAAATAGGTATTGACAACCCCCACCAAGGGTGCTAAGGTTTATACATGCTTCACGGTGTGGGGCAATGTCAAAAGGGGAAAAACAATGACGCAGCTTTTTAATAACCAGCAAGCGCCTCTTTCAAGCGCCTATGATGTGCCTCAAGTTATGATTGATATTTGGCTTGACTATCGTAACAACTATTTAACCGTTAGCGGCTATGCCGAACGCAACGCGCTAACAATGCCACAAGCGGCGCGAGTGCTTGGCCTTGCACAAGCGATATTCAACTCAACACACCCAGAGGCTTGAAGCCATGACACTCAACGGAATCTTAATCTTAGCGTCGCTATTCATTGGCGCGTGCGTAGCCTCAATACCGTCACACCTATTCGTAAATTAAAGGAAAACCGAAAATGCCAAACAATGAAACACTAAGCGAACTGCAATCATATGCTGGAGCCTTGGAAGTGTATTTTTCACACCAAGTAGAAAATTGCGATGACGCAGACCAACTAGAACAACTAGCGTATGATGAAGGTAAAGTAGAGGCAATCGCTCGCTTGCTCTCACACGAAAACGCCAATCAACTAAGCGCAGCTTTACTACTACATATCAAAAGCGAACTTGAAACTTCACACGAAGTGACAGGATTAACTTTTGTCCAATTAAACGAATATGAGGGAGACTAAGCCAATGACAAATAAAAAAGACTTATCACCATACATAACAATCGGCTTTTTACGCGATAGCGGAACCGATGCAGATTTTAAAGGCTTGGAAGTGTTAGCTACACTTAACAACGCAAGCGAAAATATGGACGATGAGCAATGGCGCAAGTTTGTGAAAGCGCAGCTTAGAGCATGGCGCAAAACGTTGGATGATACTTACATCCAAGCATTTGAAAGGCAAGATGCGCCTGATGAGGTTGATGATGATACAATCGACGGCAACGATGATTTTGGTGCAATCACGCTATGACACGCTTTGACTTCTACACGCTTTGCGAAAAGCACGCGATAGCCCCTGAAGTTGCTTTGGAAAATCCTAAAATTCGGGAGGCGCTGAAAAAGCAGAAAGAAGCTTTTGATAGGCGAAAAACAGCAACGCCTTTTGAGGTTGAGCAATCAGATATAAAAGAAATCGACAACATCCTAAAGGAGGAATTTTAACAATGACACAAGCAACAACAGTTTGCGAAAAACACGACAAAGCTTTTGCGGGAGTTGCGGCATATGCACTTGTAAAAGAGGGCGAGCAAATTGGCAAAGTCGCCTTTAAATACCCGCAAGGCGGGGCAGGGCGTTTGACATGCTACTTACACTTTCACGGGGTGCAAATGGTTACAGGCACGGCAAGCGGTTACGGCTACGACAAGGCGTTAGCAGCGTTTGAAAGTGCAATGCGTAACCAAGCGAAACAACAGCCAGACGCATCGAGTTATGGCGACCTAGCAAGCACTGTAGCGCCATTAGCACAAGCGTTTAAAGACGCTGGAAGCGCTCAAGACTGGCAACAGGTTTTGCGAGAACAAGCCATCCAAGTTTTTAAAGCAGTTTAACACCACAACAGAAGGGGATTAAAAAATGACAACCGTAAACGTCACAAACATTTATCTAACAACCGCAACGCATAGCGAATATATAGGCACGCTTCGTTCTGATTGCTACACGCCCGTAGTGATTAAAGCACTTGAGGCAATGGCGCGAAAAGATAGGCTTGAAATTTCAGAAAGTGAAATCGACGTGAAACCCGAAAACTTTATCGAACCAGAGGAGGCGATTCTATGACCGAATACCATTTAATTTATCACGACGAAACCCTAGAAAGCGTAATCATAGGTGTTTATGCCACGATTGCGAAAGCTAACACCATTCGAACCCGTCGCATTAACGATGTCGCCATAGGTAAGAAGTTTAAGCGTAGCTTTGGGGTTAATTATACAATCCACAATCTGACCGTAAGTGAATGGAAGGCGTAAACGCATGACCCGCACAATTCGTTACTCCAAAAATTACCGCCTTTACGAGGGCAGCTTACAAGCGCGAGGGTGTTACTACGTCACACGTTTAAGCGATGGCGCAAGCACCTACGCAAACACTGGCTATGACGGGCAGCGCGAAGCAGCACAACTGCGCCGCCTGAGCAATCCTAAATTTGACGAGGCTTGCGCCGCGATGGAATTCTATGCTGACGAAAGCGAGGTGTTATGACGTACGAAGTGCAAACGCTTTTCCTAAATGGCCAATGGGAAAATACATGGAGCGCTGGGCAGGGCTTGCCTCTGCTTTTCGCCACCCGTGAAGAAGCATCCCTCGCGATCGAAGAACACTTACACGATTACGCCGTTGGCGTTCGCGAAGGGCATCTTGAAGATATGCCAACACGAGACGAATTTAGAATTGTAAAAATGGAGAATGAAAAATGAGCAACGGAACGGAACTACTATATATCTGCCACAGCCTTGAAGCAGGGGTGAAGCTGGATGCAAGCGATATTGATTTTTTGCGGGAGTTAATCCCAACGCTAGATTTTTATGAAGACCTTGACGACTTCGAAACCACACCTGAACAAATCAAAACCGCAATCGAGAAAGCAGATTTGTATGAAGAATTGAAAAACACAATAGACGTTTTCCTTTTCAAGTTGAAAGACCTCGACCCGAAGTTGACAGAAAAATTTGTCACCAGCTTGAAATAATTTTGAAAAAGGTATTGACAGCCATACGTCAATATGTTAACCATACGACAGCCATACTCCTAAAGGTGGCAAAAACAAAAGGGAAAATACCATGCTAGAAGAAGAAATCGAAATCGACGAAGCGACCGTGAACGGGGTTTTACTCTCATTCAACGACCTTCGCATCATCTACTACGTCGAGCCACAAAACGGCGGCGAGGTTTATAATTGGGAAATTTACTTCAACGGTGAAATAATCACCAATAAAGACCCTTGGTTTTTCATCCTTTGCGAGATAGCCGAGAAAAACCAAGGCAACGCCATCGATGCACTTGGCGACAACATCGAACCATTCAACCCACGCGAAGCTTACGGAGTTTAAACCATGACCAGGTATCTAATGCTACGTGATGGGCAGGTTGTTGACGAATTCGAGGGTAAAATGAAACACCTCATCTACGCAATCACCTACGGCAGTTTCCGTTTTCTCGGTGGTGAGCGTTTTTACGAAAACCACGACGTAATTCGTAACCGCGAAGTGACCGACAAAATTGCAATCGAACTTTACGACGATGCGCTTGAGCCGATGGGCGAGGACGTTTTCAAGCGGCGCTTACCCGACGTTTACGACTGGCTTGTGACAGTCCTACCGTTTTACAAATTCGCTTCCAATCGCATGAGGCTAACAGCATGAGGAAAATCATTCTCGCTTTGCCGTTTGCCCTTGGCGCGTGCCAGTCTTTACCCCAAACAAACACGAGTGTTTCCCCCTCGTGTTTGCCCGCCTCCTTACGCGAAGCCCTGAACGAAGTCGAAAGCCGTTATGGTAAAGTCGAGATCGTTTCAACCTTCCGTAAGGGGGCGACAATCGCGGGCACGCAGCACCCTTCCTATCATCGCTGGTGCAGAGCGGTTGACTTTCACCCTCCTAAAGGGCGCTACGCAGCAACGCTTCGCTATCTTAAACAAAATTTTGAAGGCGGTATTGGCACTTACTCAGGCCGTATGCATCACCTTCACCTTGACGATGGCTCAAAGAAACTTTTTCACACGGTGGTGCGCTGATGACGATATTCAACTTTAAGTTCTTCAAATACATCTACAATACTTTCACTATAGGAAACTACCCAACACCACCAAAGCAAAAACCTGATTTAGTTACTGGGGCAAACATGATTAGGTTTTTGGAAAAAGCAAAAACACGCGAAGTCATTATGCTTTGTTCGCAAGTTGCGGGCGAGCTGGGTGAATTTGTGGAACGAGCGCAAGGTATAGTCATACCCACCCCGCTAGTCGCAACGATCCTCGAAAAAATTGAAGCTGAGCTTAGAAAAGAGATGAAGGAAAACCTATGAACTATAAGCAAGGTTTAAAACTCTTACCTAATTATCTTCATCAACAGGTAATTGATTATATCGAGGAGGGGAAACGCCCACAACCCTTCCTATCGGCTGCGCTTTTAAACAACTTCTGTTGGGTTATGGAAGCGGCTGACGACCTCGATATGAATTTTTTATGGGAACTTAAAACATTCCTACAATCACATACTCCCCACAACTGTTGGGGGTCATATGATACTTTTGAAGGCTGGATTAAAAAAGGAGGCTGGTATGGCATCTATGAGAAAAAAGAAAAAGACAATGCATAAGACGAAGGTGAGAACAAACGCCCCTAGCGAGATCGTGAAGGCGATAACCGAAACCAACGAAATCCTGCGCCCGCGACCAAAGCTGCGTGGCGACGTTTCGACAGCATCCTAAATGGGGGCGCTGAAGTGTTTTACGTGTGCCACGTTTGCAAGAAAAAATTCTCTTCGGTCGAATTTCGGGAAAAGCATTACTTAGTTCAACACAGGATCGGCCAAGAGCTTGTTCGGTTTTTAGATTTAGAAGTTGCAGAAACAAAGGAAGATAAAAAATGACACAACCAACGTGGTGGGCAATCGAAGATAAAAATGGACTAACCCATCCTGAAACTTTATCATGGCACAAACACGCTACCATTCATAAGTTTGCTTTGGATGGTGCTTTTTGGCAATCGTTTGAGAAAGACGGTTATAAAGCGGTAGAGGTTAAAATCGTGAAGGTGCAATCATGAGTGAAACAGGAAAAGAATTTATCAACCGCATGAATACCACGACAGCACAAACAATGTGGGCTGTGTTCGACAAGGATGGTGTCCAACAAAATGAGGAAAAAAGCACAAAATGCCAAGCTGTAGAAGATATGGGATGGGTAGTTTGCAGACAATGGTTTGAAAAACTAGATGAAGGTTATTTTCTTGCAGAAGTGAGAGTCACTAAAGAACTACTAGATGTTAGAAAGCAAGCCAGAATAAAAGCAATGTTTCCGATGACTGAAGCGGAGATAGTTAAAGCGGTGAATGAAGGGGAGCGAGCACCTATGACATCATTTGATGTGGTGTTTGGCATGGAAGCCCAAGGCTACTACGCAGCGCCAGCTAAGATTGTGGAGGTGAAGTGATGAAATCTAGCTTGGTAGATATTGATGCCGTTCTCGTTCACCAAACAGAAAAGGCTTACTTTGTCCACACTGAAAACAAAAACGGTGTCTGGCTCCCAAAATCAATGTGCGAATACAACGCCGATGATAAGACCGTTACAATGGAAGAAAGTTTTGCAATCGAGAAGGAGCTTATATAATGCAAATAAGTGAAGAGACACAACGCTTAGCTAGAATTGAAAAGGTGCTGGGAACTTTTATTGTTTGGACTGCGCAAAGTATTAATTCTCCAATTAGAAGGGATGAAGCCGAAGAATTATTGCAGATGCTTCATGGAGGGCAAGATGCAAATAAATGATGAGACTTTAAACAGGCAACGTCAAGCGGTTTTAAGCGTTAACCCGCAAAGCGATATGGTTGTTGGAATACGCGCAGCTAACGATGTTCTTCTCCAATCAGGCGAAGTCGTGCTCGAAATCATAAGGAAGTTTCGCAAATGATCATCCCAGTTAAATATCAACTATTCGGCCCAGTGCAACAAACGCACTATATCGTTCCAATTTTGCGGTGGGCCGTCCCCATCGGCGGCGCGCATACGCAAACCAATTCAAAAAACCAGTTGGTTAAAATTGATGAGGCGTGCTCGTCTGGCTTGGTGCGTTTTAATTTTGCCGATATGCCAAAGGCAAGAAAAGCCGAGTTTCATCTTGTGTGGAAACCGCAGCATGAGGACGATTATGTTGCGCTTTACCATTGCGACACGGGGCCATCTAATCAGGTTTATTTTACATGGGTAAACGCTAAAAATCTAAACGCGCCCAACAATCAAAAAGTTGACATAACGCCGTACTTTGACGCCTTCCGACAACTTAAATGGGATAAGCAATTTTTACTTGCTGCAATGGTTAAGGGCAAAACAATCACGATCTATGACGCGCACCTTTTTGTTGAATGGGAGGTTTAAAATGCAAACTAACAAATACAAAGACGACCAAGAACAACTTAAGCGCTTAGATGAGTTTCATGCCGAGAGTTTTATGCGCATATTTATGGCGATGAGTGATTATGGGCGCGCGCTCGCCATTTCGCGCTTCAATAAAGTCGTTGGCGAGTGCGTTAGCCTTGGCCATAAAATTACAAGCAAATAAGGAACCAACACAATGACACAAGAACAAACATTAATCACCACAACACTTAACAGAATACGCGCTCATTCTCCTTGTGAAGATGCGTGGGAAAAACTTTTAAAACATCTTGGCAAAACTAAAGCGGACGATGAGCCAATAAAGTTTAGCACAATCATAGAGAGCAACGGGCTTGACGATGCGCTGTGGTGTTTGCGTTCAATCTATCCTGAACATGATAAGGAAGTTCGCTTGTTTGCGGCTGATTGTGCAGAGCAAGTATTACACCTCTTTGAAGAAAAATACCCAAACGACAACCGCCCACGATTAGCGATTGAAGCGGCACGTAAATTTGCGAATGGTGAGATAACTCGTGAAGAATTGGATGCTGCGAGAGCTGCTGCATGGGATGCTGCATGGGCTGCTACGTGGGATGCTGCGAGAGCTTCTGCGAGAGCTTCTGCGTGGGCTGCTGCATGGGATGCTGCATGGGCTGCTACGTGGGATGCTGCATGGGCTGCTCAAACCAAAATGATGACAGAAAGGTTTTCGTGATGAGCGACCCAACATACGAAAAAGAATTAATAATGAGAGACCCAGTTTGGGAATTAGCGTTCATCATGTCAGAAATTATGAATGATAATGCACCTATAGGTTGGGGAAAATATATTTCGGCGGCGGGTTGTTTGCTGAGTAATTACGAGATGAAAAGAAAAAAGTGATGCCAGACATATCAATGTGCCCCTCAACTAAATGCGATGCAAGATTTACTTGTTATCGCAACGAAGCAAGTGGAACAAAGCCGTGCGAATATCGCCAATCATTTATGCTTTTTGGTGATGAGAAGTGTGGTGATTATTGGGAAACGAGAGAGATAAAAACAAAAGAGGAGATGAGTGATGAGTGAGATTAAAACATGGCTATGGGACGCAATCGGCCAACAATGCCGTTTTGCATTAAGTGCCAAGGTACAACACCATGACTGAAGATGAAATGGTTGAGGGTTATCTTGATGGGTTAAAAGATGAGCGCCTAGAATTGCCTAACATGAGCAATTATTCAAAATCATATCAACACGGCTGGCTTAATAGGCGTGACGACAGAATAAAAAAACCAAGAGATTGCGCCCTTGGTTTAAGGCACCAAGCAAAAGAACTTTTGAATGAGGAAACACCATGAGTGAAGATAAAAAGGAAAAATACAAAATAAATATTTTTGTTGAAGCCAATACCCCGCAAGAGGCAAGCGCAAAATTCTTTAAATCCATTATGTTGAGAGATGAAATGTTTATAAATGTAGAAAAATTAGTTGAGGAAACACCATGACAAATGAAACGCTGAAGCCTTGTCCTTTTTGTAAGGGTGAGGCTCATTATGATAGTGACACGGGCTCAGAGGACGAATATTTTATTGAATGGGTTGGTTGCCAGAAATGCAATGCAAAAATTGACACATCCGAAGCATGGAACACCCGCCCACTTGAAAAACAAGCCCGCATTCAAGCAATGCAGGAGTGTTTGGCTTTTTGCCGTAGTGCTAACATGCCTTGGGAGTGTGAGAATGATATCTTAAAAGCTATAGAGAAAGAAAAAAGTGACGTATGACTGAGAAAACAACAAGACCAATAACCGCGACAAAGATTTTAGAAAGACAATCAAAATATGATATTCCGCTGAATGGGTTTTTAGGTGAAATGATAAAGCAAGCCCGTATCAAAGCTATGGAAGAATATTTGGAAATCTGCAACGACTTTTCCACGAAATACTTTAATGCCTCAATGGAAGAAAAGCTAGAAGAATTAAAGAGTGAAGATAGAGACAGAAGGTTTGGCTTTGATGTTACGGGCAACGTTATCCAATATCTCATCGATAAAGAAAAAGGAGAATAAAAGTGTGGGAACCACTCTTAACAATCATAATCGTATCTCTCGCCGTAGCAGCTTATGCTGCATACTCCTCCTATCACTCGTATCTTGCGAAAATAAATGCGGACAAAATGATAACCGATCTATCACTAAAACAACTTACCCAACTGACGAAAAAGCCAAAACCACCGAAGAAACAACCGATCCCACTGACAGACCTTTTGAGCTTGTCGAACCTTCGTCTCGTTAATATGACATTCCACTTCGCGCTCCCAGATAATGTCGAACCTAAAGATTTTCAACACTTTCTCGAAGCACGAGCACATGGTATGATTATCGAGGCACTTAACCAAGGGTTCGACGCTTCCAAAGAAACAGAAATAACAATCGGTGTAATAGTTGACGATGACGAAACAGCCAAAACCATAACCACTAAACACTAAAGGACACCCTATGAAGAAAAAAATATTCGGTACACTTTTCAACGTCGAAAGCCCATCCTTATACACATCCGACACCAAAGATCACTACCGCGCTGAGTTTTCAGGTCGTGCTTGGTATTTTTGTGCGGGCGAAACATATCGCGTAGCCTACCCATCACGCGATGCTGTCCTCGCTGAAATCGCTAGTATCCAATTCCACGCAGAACAAATAGGAGTCGACATATGGAAATAGAAACTGAAATTCGCCGTGAAGCGGAAGACCTTGCACGTAAAATTCACGGCAAACCTACCCGTGCAGAAATTCTTCGCGACGCTGCAAACATCGTTTCGCGTGACCGCCAAGAAATGTACGGCGATCCCGCTATCATGTACGGTGCTTATGGGGAAATCGTCAACATCCTTAGCCGTGTAAAAAACCCACGTGTGAGTGAAGCTGAATTCGGGCTTTTGCTGATGGTGATAATGAAAGCAGTTCGCGCCACAACATCGCCGAAACTTAACGCTGACACTTACGTTGACGGATCGGGCTACTTCGGCCTCGCTGGAGAGGTTGCATCACGATGACGGAAGAAGATCAACTGAAAGAAAAAATTCGGCAGAAAATTTTAACTTTACACAGAAGGCTCGCCGACAGCGTAATTAACGATAGTCTTAACCACGGGGATATATTGTCACAAGAAACAATAAGCCTCGCTTACACAGTGAAAGGGTATGCCAGCCTTGACGAAACATCAACCAACAAATGAACAGCAAGCAATTATCGATTTTGCCCTAACCGACAAACGCTCGATGATTGTTAATGCCCTTGCGGGGGCGGCGAAAACCACAACGCTCGAAATGATCTGCGCAGCCTTACCGGTACAGCCGATCCTTTCGCTAGCATTCAACAAACGCATCGCTGAAGAAATGAAAAAACGTTTGCCTGGGCACGTTTCCCCTGCAACGATGAACTCTGTCGGCCATCGTGTGTGGGCGGCTGCTATCGGCCGCAATATTATCATCGATCCGAAGAAAAACTTTAATCTACTCTCGCAGGAAATGGAAAGTTTATCCACACCCCAACGAAGTAAATTAAAAGACAGCTTCACCCCAATTCTCAATACCATCAGGGCAGCAAAAAGTGCGGGCTACGCACCTTCCAACGCACCCCGTACACAGGTCGAGGTAATCAACAGCAACGATTTTTATAACGCGCTCGATGAAGACCTATCCGTCGAGGAAATCACAGTCGTCGAACGTGTTTTGCTGCGTAACATCAAAAGTGCTTACAACGCCGTACTTGACTACGACGACCAAATCTATATGCCAACTTTATTCGGCGGGTCGTTCCCACAATTCCCACTTGTTCTTGTTGACGAAGCGCAAGATCTTTCCCTCCTCAACCACGCGATGCTTAGAAAGCTTGTGCCCAACCGCATCATTGCCGTGGGTGATCCGCATCAATCAATCTACGCTTTTCGTGGTGCAGCAACTAATAGCATGAGCGTGTTGGAGAAAAACTTTTCTATGGAAAAATTCCCACTCAACACATCCTTCCGTTGCCCACAAGCTGTTGTACGATTTGCACAGCAATGGGTGCCCTATATGCGTCCTGCCTCTTTCGCCCCCGAAGGTTCCGTAAACACCTTGGGCGGATGGACAGTTGACGACATCCCCGATAACGCCGCAATCATTTGCCGCAACAACGCACCATTGGCAAAAATGGCAATCAACCTCCTTCGTCGTGGTCGACCCGCTCGTGTCATCGGTTCCGACATTGGTCTCGCCCTTATCCGCGGTATGCGACAGCTTGGTGCAGAAACTCTCACCAGACCACAAGCACTCATCGCTGTCGATCGGTGGGAAAGTGTTGAATTGCAAAAGCGGAAGAACAAAACAGCCATCTCCGATCGCGCCGAATGTATGCGAACATTCATCAATGAAACTGATACTTTGGGTGAAGCCATCACTTTTACTGATCATGTGCTGAAAGGTACAGGCACGATCCACTTGCTCACGGGACATAAGGCAAAAGGTCTCGAATGGGATGATGTATTCCACCTCGACCCTCACCTTATCCCTGCGCATTTCGCCCAAACCGATGAAGAAATCGCGCAAGAAAATAATCTCGCCTACGTCATCACAACGCGGGCGAAACAAACATTAACCCATATCACCACTGGAGGTCTACAATGAGTTTTAACAAAGCGCCGATTGCTTTCGACGATGTTCGAGAAGTGCTTAACCAAGCGATCGATACGAAAAACGGGATCAAAATTACTTTCGAGACACTTGCGGAAGGTGCTCGCTTCCGACAACGTGCGTATTATTACATAAGGCAAGATCGGGAGAACAGTAAAAAAGTCTACCCCGAAGATCACCCAATGCACGGCGTATCGGTGTATGACAAACTTTGCCTCTACAGCAACACCAAAGAGTGCGCTTTGGAAATCTTACCATCAGTTCTGCACAAATTAAAAATTCAAGAACTTTAATGTATTGACAACCATACATCAATATGGTATCCATACCGTCTCAACCACAAAAGGAGAAATATTCAAATGGTTAAACTAAAAGAAAACACGATAAAACTGGGGGAAAACAACTTCGTAATCCCACCAACTTTCGTTGAGGGTTTCCAAATCAACATTGCTGAGGCTGACGTGCTCAATATGGCTGCGGCGGGGAAAATTCGTAATGAGCTTAAAAAACTTTTTAAAACTAAACCGAACTTATCCACATCAGAAATAATCTACCTCATCAACGAATACTCACGCACTTTCACATTCAACACTGTGACGGTGGAAAAATTCTCACCAACAGAACTTACCACAGCCCGCAACCTTATCCGCACTGCACTTCGCAATCGTGGTAGCGACTTGAAAAAATATACCAAAGCACAAATCAGCGAAGCGGCTCGTAACTACCTCAACACCGAAAACGGTTACGCCACAGTGCAGCAAGTATTAAGATCGAACTGCGAACAATTCGTGGCCGCAGCCTAATGCTTCACGTTTGGTACGCAGCACTCGCGGCTAAGCATGGGGTTGCAATCACTTCTTCATGCTTAGAACGTACCAAACACCAACTTTACGCGGCGCGAAAAAAAGCAGCTGACCCTGATCTTGGCGCGCTGAGTATTGAAACAAGTCCTCTTAACCCTGACGAATTATGGATTATGAAAAATGGCAAAGAAACCGAAAACGGGAAGCCTTCAGAAGGTAACTCTTAATCTCTACCACGGCGACTTCGCTCGCTTGCAACGTATGTACGGACACTCAAACGGTGGCACAATCGTACGTGAACTTGTGCGCACACATATAGCGAGTAAAAAGCAAACGAAGGATAAAAAAGATGGAGAGTGATAATAACGATATGAGCGAACTTTTTCGCCGTAATCCTTTAGCACTCACCGACAACGACATCGACAGGATCATCGTTGAATTACGAAAGCAAAGACAGTTTTGGGACATCAAAGAAAAAGAGCCTAAGAAAAAGGCCGAACCTAAAGTAGCCATCGACTTAGACGCAATCGGATTATAAAATGCCACAATCGCCATTCCTTGAGGAGACAAGAATACAATACGCTTGGGACAGCACTTCACTGGGTTGGCTCAAAACGTGCCCTCGTTACTACCAATTCCAAATGATCGAAGGGTACACCCCGAAAAAGATGGGGCTGCATTTATTCTTCGGTCTCATCTATCACGAAGGTCTTGAAAGTTATGACCGTTTAAAAGCTGAAGGTATTGATCATGAAACAGCAATTCGTAGAGTTGTTAGATTGGTGTTGGGGCGTACTTGGGTTGAAGATAAACCTTGGGATAGCGAAGACCAATATAAATCTCGTGCCACCCTTTTACGCAGCGTCGTCTGGTATCTCGAACAATACCAAAACGACCCCGCTAAAACATTCATCCTCGCAAATGGCAAACCAGCGGTGGAACTCTCGTTCAAAATGGAACTCGACGAAGGGGTTGGCGACAAGCCGTATGTGCTATCAGGGCACATCGATCGTGTGGTTGACTTCGCGGGGGAAACTTATGTCATGGATCATAAAACCACAAAATCCGCACTCTCCAGAACCTACTATAATTCTTATGAACCTGACAATCAAATGAGCCTCTACACGCTCGCCACGCAAGTTGTGTTCAACGCGCAAGTGCGTGGGGTTATCATCGACGCTGCACAGATTGGTGTGAACTTCACCCGCTTTGATCGTGGCATAACCCTTCGCACCGAACAGCAACTTGAAGAATGGCTTGTCGATGCGAAACGGTGGTTCAAACTTGCTGAGTATTTTGCAAAGGAAAACTACTGGCCGACCAACGATAAGGCTTGTAAATTCTGCGATTTTCGTAACGTTTGTTCCAAAGATCCAGGCGTACGTCATATGTTTTTAACCGACTTTGAAAAAAGACAATGGAACCCACTCAAACCAAGGACATCAAATGCCTAGCCTCGACACCCTTAAAAAAGCTAACACGACAAAACTTCTCCTCATCGGCGACAGCGGATCAGGAAAGACAGGCTCACTCGCTTCCCTCGCACTCGATGGGTACAAAATCCGTATGCTCGATTTCGATAACGGTTGGGAAAGCCTTGCCGCCGCCATTAATCGCACCGACCCATCAAAACTTTCCAATGTTGAGGTCGAAAGTTTTCGCGACAAAATGAAATCGTCGCAACTTGGCCCGATCGCTGATGGTATGCCAAACGCTTTTATCAACTGCCTTAAACTTCTCGACAACTGGAAAACCCCAACCGCAGATTTTGGCAAACCGTCAGAATTCGGCGCTGATACAATTCTCGTGCTTGACAGCCTTACTTTCTTTTCCGATGCAGCATTTGCATGGGCAGAAAGTCTCAACTCAAACGCAAAAGATAAACGACAAATCTACGGTCACGCGCAAGAGGCGATTGAAAAAACGCTAGCGATGCTGACCAGCCCGACATTCAATACTAACGTGATTATCACTGCCCACGTAAAGTATTTGGATATGCCTGATGGAACGAAGCGGGGCTACCCCACTTCAGTCGGTCAAGCACTCTCACCAACAATACCACGATATTTCAATTCCGTGGCATTTTGTCAAACACAAGCAGGAGGAAAACGAACGATCCAGACATCATCAACACCACTTATCGATTTAAAAAATCCGGCACCGTTTAAAATGTTGCCATCACTACCAATCGAAACCGGTCTTTCAGACTTTTTCAAAACCTTAAGGAGCTAATCTAATGACAAACTTTACAGCTATTCTCGACAAACCAGCATCAGCGGTGGAAAAACCACGTCCGTATCCAGTGGGTACGTATCTCGCGGTTATCACCGATGAGCCTGAGCAAGGTGAAACTTCAAGCGAAAAAAGAACACCTTTCTTAAAATTCAAAGCGAAGTTGCTCGCGCCACAAGCCGATGTCGACCAAGCAGAATTGATCGCGCAAGGTGGTATCGCGGGGAAAACAACAACGATCACTCAATGGTTAACTGAGGATTCTTTGTACCGTTTAAAAACATTCCTCACCGATCACCTCGGCATCGACGAGACTGGTAAATCACTACGCCAGATGATTGCTGAAACACGCAATCGTCAGTTGTTGGTGACAATCAAACACCGCGCTTCAAAAGATGGCACAAGCGTCATCGCTGAAGTTGATAAAACTGCACCTGTGGTTTAATTTTCGTGGGGGAGTGGTGAAAATTGCTCCCCCGCAAATACCCGTCCTCAGGAGAACCTCATATGCGCCGAATTATAAAACTTTCCCCTTACTACGTAACAGCGTTGATCTCACCAGCTTGCCTATGGTTGGCAATGTTGCTTTTAGTGTTAGACCCGATTTTGATGAAGTCGTTTTCGCAAATATTTTTAGTGATCGGCACAAGCACCATCCCGCTCACGATTTACTCATTCTACAAAATGGCAGAGAAAATTAAGTGATTGATATAGCAATAGTTGGCGAAGCTTGGGGCGAGCCGGAAGAACAACAACGTATGCCTTTCATGGGTGCCGCTGGGCGTGAACTCACGCGAATGCTTGAGGAAGCTGGTATCGAGCGGAACCGTTGTTTTCTTACAAACGTGTTTAACTTTCGCCCGAAACCTTCCAGCGACATTACAAATTTATGTGGTGGGAAAAAAGAAGGCATCGAAGGAAAAGCGCCGCTTAAACCTGGCGCTTACGTTCTTAAACAGTACGAGAGTGAGTTGGTGCGGTTATACGACGAACTCGATACGGTAAAGCCAAACCTCGTCATCGCTCTCGGCAATACTGCAACTTGGGCATTGCTCGACAATTCGGGCATCAGTAAAATTCGTGGCACGGTCACGCAAACCATCATCAACGATCGTCCGCAGAAAGTGTTATGTACCTACCACCCTGCCGCAGTCTTGCGTGATTGGAGCTTACGGCCTGTCACAGTCCTCGATTTTTGCAAAGCCGAACGTGAAAGCAAACGCCCTGAGATCGTGCGTCCCACACGTACAATCATAATCGACCCGACACTCGACGAAATCGAAGCCTTCTACAACGAACACCTTGTCCGCGCCGAAATGATTTCCTTCGACATCGAAACCCGAAACGACCAGATAACTTGTGTGGGATTTGCGCCAAACGATAAAATTGCGCTCGTCATCCCTTTCTACGACAACAGAAAACACGGCAACCATTTTTGGCCAACACTCAACGACGAACTTAAAGCGTGGTATTGGGTACGAAAAATTCTAACCCTCCCCGCAATGAAACTTGCGCAGAACGGTCAGTACGATTTATTCTTCCTGTGGTACCAGTACCGTATCCATGTTGAAAACTTCGCGCACGACACAATGCTTTTACACCACGCGCTGCATCCTGAAAGCGATAAAGGTTTAGGTTTTCTCGGATCGGTCTACACCAACGAAGCCGCTTGGAAAATCATGCGGTCAAAAACAATTAAACGTGATGCTTAGGGGAAACAAATGGAAATCAATACAAGTGATGATGCGGCGCTTCGTGGGTTACGCTCGAAAGCAGAACAGTTGTACGTTTACAACGGGCTTGATTGCTGTCTAACGTTTGAAGTTTTTAACGTCATCAGTAAACAACTCGACGCTTGCACGTCAAAGACGTATGATTTTTCCCGCGCACTCCAAGCACCCTGCTTTGAAATGAAATTACGTGGCGTTGCGATCGACCTCACCGAACGTGATCGTGCGATTAAAGCTCTAACGCAGGACATAAAAAAGCTGGAGAAAATCCTTGAGCGATTTCTTCGTGAGGGTGTGGGCACCGAAATCAATTGGCGTAGCCCAGCACAGTTGAAAGACTTATTCTACACACAGATGAGATACAAAACGATTAAAAAGCGGAATTCAAAAGGCGAATTCACCGCTACAGTTAATCGGGAAGCGTTGGAAAAACTAGCTTTCCACTTTTACCTGCAACCCATCATCAGTACCTTACTGCTTATGCGTGACATTGATAAGATGATCGGCCGCCTCCGCACCGACATCGACAAAGATCGTCGTATGCGCTCATCGTATAACGTGGCGGGCACCAATACAGGCCGCCTTTCATCATCCTTCGGCGACTTCAACACAGGCACCAACCTGCAAAACATCGACGAGCGGATACGAAGGATTTTCGTATCTGGTCCCGGTATGAAACTTGCCTACAGCGATCTTGCTCAAGCTGAAAGTCGCCTGGTGGGTGCAATCATCTACAACACTTTCGACGATGCGACTTATCTCGATGCGTGCGAGAGTAAAGACCTCCATACCACGGTATGTATGTTTGCGTGGCCTGAACTTGCATGGACGGATGACATTCGCGCCAACCGCCACATCGCTGACCAAGATTACATTCCCGGCTACGCCTACCGACAATTGGCGAAAATTCTCGGTCACGGTTCCAACTACGGTGGCAAGCCCTCAACGTTGAGCAAACAAACCGGTATCCCGCAAACACAAGTGGCCGAATTCCAGCGCCGTTACTTCACCGCCTTCCCCGCAATCGCACGTTGGCACGGTCACGTTGCGAACGAACTTTTCACTAAAGGCTACCTCATCAGCCTCACGGGTCGACGACGATACTTTTTCGGCCGACGTGATGACGACACAACCCTGCGTGCCGCAATCGCTTTCGATCCACAAGGTTCCGTTGGGGATATTCTCAACACAGGAATGCTTAGAGTGTGGCGTGCGAACATTTGTCAGTTGCTAATGCAAATCCACGATGCCATCATGGTGCAATACCCAGAACATCTCGAAGACCAAATCGTTCCTCAAATCCTTCAACAACTCCAAGTACCCATACCATTAAAAAATAATCGAATGTTGCTGCTTCCAGCGGATGTGAAAACTGGTTGGAATTGGCAAGAACAAGATAGCTATCACAAAGATGGCACCGCGAAAAAAGCTGAGGAAATGAAAAATGGCGATGGGCTTAAAAAATACAGTGGAAACGACAACCGGACACGCACCTCGACCGCGCCAGTTTCCTTCTTGGATCGCCGCTTTTGAGGAATTCACACAAATCCTCGATAGCCCCCAGATTTTTAAACGCTGGGGTGCAATCGCTGCGATAGCTGCCGCGCTTGAGCAGAAGGTGTGGGTTTTGTCGAAAGGGGCACAACTCTTTCCGAATATGTATATGTCGCTGGTGGCACCTCCCGGCGTTGGTAAGTCGTCAGTGCTCTCCCAAGTTGAGAAATTGCTCAAGCAACTGCCGAACCCGCTTGTAGCCCCGTCCAACGTAACCACCGCCTCCCTGTTCGATAGCCTTGTAGAGAGCACCCGAAAAATTGTGCGCCCCACCGCTATCCAGCCCGTCACGCAGTATAATTACATGACTGCAGTGGCTTCGGAACTTGGCGTGTTTTTGCCCACGTACGATCCAAGTTTCATGAACGCGCTCACCAAACTTTACGACCGTGAACCCTACGAAGAACGCCGCAGGGGGAACAAACATCACTTGAAAATTGATAACCCATCAATTTCTGTGATAGGTGGGACAACCCCTTCCTACCTCAACAGCTTTTTTCCTGAGGGCGGTTGGGATCAAGGTTTCGCTTCCCGCCTCATCCTTATTTACTCCGAGGAACAACAAACCTCATCGTTGTTCCACGTGAAACAGGAAGCGCCCGCCGACCTTTGGGATAATCTCCTATCCGACCTAACAATCATGTCGGAGCTTTACGGTCAGTTTAGTTGGTCGCCTGACGCAATGGCCGCTGTCGATAAATGGCACACAACAGGCCGCACACCTGAACCAACCCACAACAAATTACGCCACTACAACACACGCCGAACCCTCCACCTACTCAAGCTGATGCAAGTTGCTTGCGTAAACCGTGGCAACACTCTCACAATGGAAATTGATGATTTCAATGAAGCCCTTGAATGGTTGCTCGAAGCTGAAATTTTCATGCCCGACATCTTCAAGGCAATGGCCTCAGGCGGAGACAGCCAAGCGATCGAGGACACATGGCACTGGGCTTGGTCTATCTTCGCGAAACGTGGCTCTAAACCCCTCCCCGAGCACGAATACGTACAATTCCTTCAGCAACGTGTGCCGGCCCATTCGGTGATGCGAATTTTGGAAACAATGGAGCGGTCTAATTATTTGGTTCTTGCTGGGTATGGTGAGAAAGGCCGCCCTCTTTACAAACCTACGCCGAAAGCATCCCAGCTTATCGTTTAACTTTTTCCATTTGGTCTAATCGATAATTTGTTAACTGTGTGTTGCCTTCGATTTTTACCAACGATTGTGCGATGGTGTTAAATTTACTTTCCAGTTCGGATATTCTTTTTTGGTGGTTGCTGAGGTCTTTTCCCTGCGACGTAATGTCGTTGAGAACGGTGAAGTAAAAACCACAGCCGGCGAAAAAAATCACGATCAACTGCAACGCGAGACCGTATGATATTTTTAAAGGGCTTTCTTTAATGGCGGTCATGACGAAAGTTCCTCACAGCGGCGACTTTTCCAACCCTTGCACAAGCAACGATACACCACTTCGTTCGACCCTAGCCGTTGTTTCGTACCCTTGTCGGTTTGCAAAGGCTGCGTTGTTTGCTCGATAACTTGGCGGTACATTTGGCAAAAGCTATCGTTTGGTGGGGTCGGCTGCGAGTTCTCGAAGCAAAACGTCAATATCAGCCCCAGACATATCATCGATCTTCTCCCCTATCCGTTTTGCGTAAGCCGTTTTGTTAAAAATTTGAAGGGAAGCTTCGGCAATCGCCTTGTCATACCCTTCATTAATTTTTCCGCGATCGTGTAACCATTGTGTTAATCCACTCAAAACTTTCAAGCAGAGCAAAATGATTTCAACGAAGCTCATTTTTTGCTAAAGTAAGACCAAACCGCTACACCGACCAAAGTCGCACCCGCTACCACTTCATTCAACACTTCAATCGGGATGAGGCCTTTACCGGCAATGTAACCAGCAACAGCACCAAGCACCGCACGAATAAAACCACCAACTTGTTCTTTTGTCATGGAAATCTCCTTTAAACCACACTCACCACACTACCACTATCGGTTGTTTTTTCAACTAAAACTTTACCCGTTTTAGGCAACGGCACAGATTTCGGCCACCAAAAGCCAGAAAATCCCATAGTGGTTCCGACGATGGGGAACCACGCTTCACTTACACTGTCTTTTTGGTTCCCACCGACCACACAGATTTTGTTTTTGGTCTGCTTTACATAGAAACCGATGTGACCAAGGCCGCTTCGGGGGCTTTGGCGCCAAAAAGTGACGACACACCCTTCAGCAGGTTCACGCAAACGGATGAAGTGTTTAGATGTTTCGGGGCTACGGGCAAGGCCGCTGCCGGTTGTAGGTAAGCCAGTCGAAGCAAAAGCGGCATTGGTAAAAATCATGCACCAAGGCACGACCCCATCTTCGCCTTCAAGGGGAGTTTTTGCCAACTTGCGATATTCAAGGATACGTTTATTTGAGGCTTTGCCTGGCACTTCCTTCTGCCCGATTTCTTTCCTCGCCCACTCATACCATTTTGGTTTTGTCATCGCTTTTTCTCCGGTTTTAAGCCTAACGCATCAGATAAGTTTTTCTCCGCTTCGTCAACAAGAGCGCGAATGTAAAATGCGCCGAGAAGGGGTGTAGCATTGCCGAGTTGGTGAATGTCTCGTTCGGTGCCTTTGCCATTCATAAGGGAAAGTGATGCGTTTAATACGTTAGCTTGATAAGACACACCGGCACCACCGATCGCTTCCGCGGCTTGAAGAACACGATCGCCTTTAGTGCGGTAACGTCCTGATGGTCCCCGTGTGGAGCCGTATTTATTATCCGTCATAGCGGCAAGTGCAGCGGCAACGTCTCCCGCCATCGGCAACACTGCGCCTTTATCCATACCGAGGAAAACCAATTCCGCTGTTGACATATTGTCGAAGCGTTCTTTCATCGACCCACCGTAGAATGATGCTTTCAATGCTTGCGAGGCAAGTGCAGTTGCGGTGTTGAGCATCATACCGTAGTAGAATTTCGCATCGTTACGTTGCAGACCGGCGAGTGTTATTTTTTGCAACGACGCTAAGCTGAAGCTGCGGAAAATGCCGAAGTATTGACCCACACCTTTTGAAACCCAGAACGAACGTTCGAGACCGGGCTGGATCACAATCGAACGCACGTTTCGCACAACAGCCGCTTGGAAACCATCTCTCGCTTCACGGCTTGACCATTCCGCGGTGTCGGCGATCCAAGCACTCGCTGCATTTTCGTCGACCTTGACGACCCCGTTCGGGTTTTTGAATTCTTCGTGAATTAGATTTGCAAGACGCTTGGTGATACCAGCTTCGGCAAGTTCTGCGATTTCTTCCGGCGTGCCTTTACCCAACGCTACGTTCTCAACGGCGTGAAGAATGTTTGTCGAAACAACCGCTGAAGCTTGACGTGAGGCGATGTCAGTTGCTTGCGATTGAAAATGTGCAATCGGCGCAATGTCTGCGATACGTTCAAGCCCACGCTCCGCTTTGGTGAAGCGGGTGGAGTCGACCATAACATCTTCGCTCCAGCGTACAGCGTTTGTGATTGTGTCAGTTGCCGCGCCCATAGCGATTGTTTCACGACCAAGAATATCACGTATACCTTTGATATTCTGCGTGTACGCTGAGAAAGAATTTGCCACTTTCTCCGCACCGTATTTTAAAACGCCGTTGGTGAAATCAGTTGCTTGCGAGAATAAAACGTTACCGAGTTGTGAACTGTACACCAAGCGTTTGGTTGCTGAGAGCAATCTTGGCCCGAGAGAGTACGGATCATTTGGGATGGCGTAACGATTGTAAACTCGTTCGATCGTTCCCATTAAATCTTTTTGTCGCGCACGAAATTCAGAAACTAATTTTTCGGCCTGGGCGGGAGGAAGTTTTGCAGCTTTCGCATCAATTTCCATCTGCGCATCTTCAAGAACGCGGCTAAGGCCGTCCTTACCAAACACTCTGTCCATATGGATTTGTGGGACCATTCCTTTCGTGTAGTGGTCAAGATTGTTGAAAAAGTTCATTTCGCGGAATTTTTGTATCTCAGGCGATGTCAGGTCGAGGAAATCTAAAAGACGATTACGGGCTGCACCGTAAGGTGTTTGAACGGTGCCATCGATTTGGTAAGCGCGTTCGATGACATCCTCGAATTCGCCGACTATTTTTCCCGCGATTTCGTCAATACGTTCTTGGAAAGGTTGATCAGCTAACGGTTTACGGAAATCAACGTGACCGAAACCCCAACGTTCGTTCCATTTTTGCTCAAGAGCGGCGGCAAGTTTTTTATATGCATCGGTTTTTCCCGCCTTCACCAAAGCTTGAAGTTTTTTCTGGCCCTTGGCAAAATCCGCAGCGAAACCTTTCTGAAGTCCCGTTTTGACGTGCCCACGAAACTCATTGCGGTTTGCTTTTATCTTCCCACCAGACCATTGAATGTGGTTGTAGTTGGTGCGCTCCAATACTTCTGGGTTTTTGAGAGTACCAGCTTCGATTGCATTTTTTCCGACCTGACGATAAACGGTTTGCGCCAAACGTGCGGCTTCCGCGATTGTGGGATCAGGGTGCTTGCCGCCGTTGTCGATTGCTTTTGTAATTTCCTGCCCCCACTCACTTTCAGATAAACGTTTCGCTCCTTGTGTTGGCACTTTACTACCAACCCACCCAAGCGGTGCTGCACCAGCATCACGTGCCCATTGCCCAACGCTGCTTTGCGCAGGTGCTTCTGGCCCCCAATAATATCGAGAGTATAATTTTTTAAGTTGGCTCATCGGCGCAGCGAAATAACGTCCACGATCGCGAATGATGAGATTTTCAATCGTGCCACCTTCAAGCGGGGCTTTACCTTTCGCCGCCTCTTTCAAGCGCAACCCACCATCACTTATCTTACGCATAGTGTCGCGTAAGATTTGCGACACGTCAGACATAAGAACACGAGCGGGGGGACTTGTTTGACCGAGAACTTTTTCCAAACCAAACGGCGCTTCGACTAAGCCGGAAGTGCGGTAAACATCTTCAACAACAGCGGCACCACCTGAAGCAGGGCTTGCCACGTAAGTGCTTGGTTTACCTTCTCTCAAGTTGTTCACAAAATCAGTTGCTTTTTTGACAGTACCAGCGTCCATGAAACGCAACGCACCACCAAACCCACCAGCGAGAAGTGCGCCTGTGCCGATTGCATCGTATGATCGTTCCGCTTCGTAATCGACTTTGTTAAGCTGCATGGGAATTTCGGAAATGCCGATACCAAGAGCACCTGCGGCCGCGCTTTTCAAAGTCGCATCAACTACAGCCGCAGCTTTGCCCAACTTAGTTGCGGCAGTTCCTACTTTCAAAGCTTGTCCGATGGGAAGAAAAATTGTGGGGCTGAGAAAAGCGCCAGCCAAGCCGCCGACAGTTTTTGCAACCACACCACCACGTTCCATTTCTTCCGCACGTTGAATGGTGCGATCGATTTGAGCACGAATGGAGCGGGCATGGTCAGCCGAAACAGCATAAGCAAGATCGTCGCCGAAGTTTGCCGCGTAGGGTTGGTTGTCAGGGTCGGCGAATGCTTGGTAGGTCGGATCAGCTTTGTAATCAGGCTTGAGCGCAAATTCAACAGCATTCACAACATCGTTGTTTTCGAGAAACGCTTTGCCCAAGCCTGTTGCCGTGTCTGCAACGTCTTCAAAAAATGTTGTTGGTTGTGCGATTGGTGCGTCGGGCGGGAGGGTTGGCTCCGGCACCACTGTCGACATTGTCTCATTACCGCGAAGAACGATAGGCATTAAAGTTTACTCCCTAGTGGGAACGTGCCCATCGGTTGACGCGTTTTTTCGACTTGGAAATCTTGATACTCTGCTACACCTGCCGCACGTTCGGTTTGCTCTTGGGATTTTTGTTTAGTCGCTTCAGCAAGTGCTGCGTCGTAGTCGTAACTCATGGTGATGATTTTGCCGCCACGGGTGAGCGGGGTGTAGCGACCATATTCGTCTTGCACGAGAACTTTCCACGTTGGATTGCGACGTTGGGAAATTGAATTCCGTGTTTCGGTGTCAGCCTCAAGGATGTAATTTCCATTCGCCCGACCTTCCATCATCGCGGATCGGGTGGATTCTGGGATGTTGTCGGCCATGACAATAGCCTGCGTCACATCGTCCATTGTTTGCTGCTTCATCCAGTCGAGCGATTTGTTTATTTTCATTTTCTCGAAATACTTTTCGGGTGGGTTGCGCATATAGCGAGGCTGACCGTTGATGGTGGTTTCGCCCCACTCTTTGCGCAAACTATCTGTAGCGAAACGGTGAGAACCTTCGGCGCTGCCTGTGAGGGAGTACATTTCTTCATACGCTCTGTCGTAGACGTAGGACGCACCACTCGCTTCGACGATACCATCATCAACGTCAAGGTCTTGCGCAGCTTGCTTCACACCAATCGTTGCATCCGTACGCACCTTGCCGGAAAGCTGTTGCTTAGCGACCTCTTGAAGTTTTTTCTGGCGCTCGATTACGATAGGGTCCCTAGACATTTGTAAATGTTCTGAAAACTTTTCCGCACCGAGGACTGGACCAAGAATACGCCATTGAGCGAGATTTTTCTCCATCACACTATCTTTAACATCATCATAGAATGCTTGTGGGTTTGTGCGCTCAAGTACATCGAGCGTGTTCATCACAAAAGCGAGTTGTTTCGGGTTGCCCGTCCGCATCACGCCCTCAAGATTACCAAGCATATCTTTCGTCAGCACTCCAGTTTGTTCAAAGCGCGGCACAAGAGTATTCTGCACGTAATTGACATCGCCAGCTATTAACTTCTCCGCACCTTTTTCCGAAGCGAAGATTGAATTTAATTTCTTCGTGGTCGCTGGCGAGTTCGGGTTCAAGATCACTCCTGCGGAAAGTTCTTCTTGAGTGCCCAAAGCGGTTTTGTTAATTTCATTCGTCTCAACGAATTTCTTCCGCAAACTTTCAGCCTGTTGTGGCGAGATACGCCCATTGTGTTCATAAGCAGCGATTTCAGTTTCGCCGGCTTTACCATCGACCAGAGAAACGGATAGTTCATTGTTGTTTGCGGTTTGGAGTGCTTTTTTCTCACGTTCTTGCTGCGCCCTTTCTTTAACAACAGTCGCTTCAGCATCGGTGAGCACTTTAAGTTTCGTGCCATCATCAAGGCTTGCGTATTGTGGGTCGTTGATTATTTTGTCAGAAACGTTTACGTCACGAACGAACGTATCAAGGCTGCCACCCCCAGATAGCATAGCCAACGCAGTACGACGTTCCTCACGAAACCTTTTGGCAACACTAGACTTAACCTCCTCCGTCGACGATTGAAACCAACGATCCACATTCGCACGCTCATCATACAACTGATTGATGATTTGCCCATCTGACAATTTGTTGATGTCAACGCCTTGAAAAGCATCTCGCCACAAAGCACCCGAACCAGCCGCACCATGCTGCATTGCTGTGGAAAAAAGTACGCTCTTGAGTGCTTCACTACGACCTTCTATTTCAAGCCCTGTCGTTTCGCGCACCCGATTGTAGGTTGGGGCGAATAATGATTTTTCCACAACAGCAAGTTCCAACGTGGCGAAACGTGGGTCTTTCGCCACCTCACGCCAAGCATCTTTGAATTCACGTTTTCCTTCCCGTGCTGCCGCCGCCCCACCAGCATCTTCCAAACGTTTTGCTAAATCGGGGGCTTCTGTTTTGAGTGCAGCCACAAAACCAGACAAACTGCTACCATCAGCCACAGTTCCGCCAGACGCAAACTGATACGTACCATAGCTCCACCCACCCGTCCGATCATACGCGATTGCCTCCGCTCCTTGTTTGCCGCTCTCAAATTTTGCAGAGAGTGCAGATTTTGCCACCGTACCGAGTGCCGCTTTTTCGATGTCTTGGTAAGATTGTTTGCGCAGTTCTGCTTTGGTCGCTTCGGGCAAAGTTGAACTTTCCAACATCGTATCGACATTGCGCTTTTGTGTTTCGATGGTGTTTGGGTTCAACGCCGCTACTTGCACACCTTTGCTCGCAACTTCAGCGATACCTTTCGCTTGGTATTTATCTTGCAATTCGTATTCTTGATCACGCGCTTTAATGACTGACGCTGCACGGCGTTGAGCGAGTGTCGCTTCGTATTCAGGTCGAAGATGTTCGGGAAGACTTTCGATGAATTCTTTCGACATAGTGTCGAAACCTTTGTCGAAATTTGCCACCAACCCTTTACCGTCCGCAGCGGTCGAGCGAACTGCATCTTCGTAAAGACCAGACGCTTTGATAGAAAAATCCGCATAACGTTTTTTCGCCTCGAAATCGTCGAGTTTGCGTTCCCGTTCACGGTCAGCTTCAAAACGTGCATCGATGCGATCAGCAACTTGACCGGCTTGCTGGAGGGCTTGCCCAACGCCGGCACCGAAAGCATCAGGCCCACCACCAGTCGCCGTTTGGTACGGCATCCCTACTCGATCAATACGTTCTTGCGGCGCGAGTGGAATTTGAATAGCCATGATTAATACTTCCTATCTTTCCATTTTGAATTTAAGCTCGAAGCACCATCAGTAAGAGCACTAAGCGCACGAATTGTGCCCGCCTTTTTCGCATATTTTGCGGAGTTGTCGTAGTTTTCCTCCGCAGCGCCAAAGTTTTCTGCTTCGTTGAGATACGCTTTAACTTTCCGATCAGTGTTGGAACGCATTGTACCGATGTCGAATTCTGCGATGTCCGCAAAACCCGCTTGCGCGTCGAGGTTCGATCCACTTGTAACCTCAAGCCCACGGCTTGCCTGGTTCGTCACAATCTCACCCATCATATTTCGGTTGCGCATTTGTTGGTTTTGTACTTCGACACGTCCAGCTTGCCGTTCAAAGCTTGCATTGTCTTGTGCGATTGTTTGATTGTTGCGTGCTACTTCAGCTTGGTAACGTGCGGATCGGGTTTCGGCGTTACTCTCCGCAATCCCCCCAATCACTTTCATGCCCGTGCCGACTGCCGCAAGTGTTAAACTAATGGGATCCATTTTTGCCCTTGCTCCGATAGAAATATCTGATTTGTTTATCTTTTACCATAAAAGGTGGTTCAATAGCAAATTTAAGCCAACGTAACCACTTAATTGACCGATCGAAATCCGCTTCGACGTAGCCCTCGATTGTGTCGAACGTTTCAAACATCTTTTCTAGGGTTCTTTGGGAAGCGCGAACGAAGGTAAATGCCCGTTCTTCAACGTTTGGGGTGGTGATAAGCCAAAGCAGCCCCTTGCGGCTGAGTAAATCGTCGCATTGAACCCCCCAAAGACACACGACTTCGTCGTCGATGAAACCAGCCCACGAAAAAACGCTGGAGGCGACAACACGGTTAAGTTCTCTGATTGTGTTTAGGCCCGCTTGCTCGATTTTTCCGTAATCAACCCGCCTCATACGATTGTGGATTGCGACGACGTGTGACATTTCGGCGGGCACAATCGCGTAGCTCATTTATGTGTCTCCCACCGTAAGGTCGTTCATCACACCAAGGATACTTGTGGGGTAGGGAAGTTCTTGCCTGATATAGATTTGCCCGTAACGATCCCACCGAGGGTCGATGTTGACGAAAATGTCTCCCGTTTGGAGGCTCGGCCACTCAGCAAAACCTTCGTAGCTGGTCGATTTAATGTTCATGATGTAGGATTTAATTTGTACAGTCGCGCCGGGCAAGGTTTCGCCTGTCGTGATTGCTATAGCGTTGTAGCTGTTGGCGATTGCCATTTTCAGCGTTGTACCTTCGAGCCAAGTCGCAACACCGTAAGCACCGACAGCTTTGACGGAATATTTGTACCCAAAGCTGCCTGTGTATTTGTACACATCAATGGTTGATGATGTGAAGTCGCTGGTCGGGTAGATGATGTTGTTGCCTGAGCAGGTGTTCACGAAACAGAAAAATTGATCGCCCACCACATCAGTCATGGTCGTGATCATTTGGCAGTTGCGCGTCATGATTTCTTGGAAAAGATCGAAGAATTGTGTGCCCGTGTTGTAGACGTAAACACGAGAGACGATGTCGAAGAAGTAACCGTTGTAGCTGTTGGCCGCGCCGATGAAAAAGCCGCTCGAAGATACTTGAACCATGCCCCAGTAAACGCAACCGCTTGTGGCAATGTTTTGGTGAAACACAAAACTTGCCCCCGACTTGATGAAAATGCGGGAGTTTCTGTTGTAGTTCACGCCATCGTAGTATGATGCTTCGCACGCGAAAAAGTTTCCGTCCGCAGTCTTTAGCAAGCGAAGGTGATAGCAACCAACAGTGCTTATGGTTGCGTCGAGCGCGAATGTTGTGCCATCCCATTTGTGGATAAAACTATCGCACGTACGTGTGACCCCATCCGCTGCAATGCTGCACGCGAAAGAGAGGTAGTGGTCGCTACCGTCGACGAAGTAATCAAGCCTTTGCGCACCCGTCGTCGTGACTGATTGAAATGGTGTGGTGTTGAATAATTTAGTCGTCACGTTCCATTCGAGTATCACAGTGCTGCAAGTGTAACCCGTGATGTCGCTAAGACCAGCGGCAATAACGAGGAACTGTCGTGCGCCAACGTTCACCCACTTCGCATCAGTCGCACCGATGGTTGGGATTAGTTGATGGTCTTCATAGAGACCGGTGGTTGTGTTTTTCTTCTGCAGCAAACTATTCAGCGCAAATCGATCACCCGTTTTTTCCGGATCGAAATAGAATGTGGTGAATAGGAAGTCGTCACCACCTGAAGAAAAATGCGTGACGCTCGATGCGTTTGTGGTTGAGTATTCTTGCGCTAATGTGTTGGAGAAAGAGTAGCCCGCACTCTCAAGAACTTGCTCACCCTTCCAAGGGTAAAGGTCGTTCTCATCGTGCCCGATTTTGATACCCTTCGTGTAAGCGACACGAGCGGTGGTGCGCGTGATTTTCTTACGTTTTGATTGGATTGTCGGCTCGCCCGTGTCGATATAAAGCGTTTTGAGGTTCGACACGATCTGTTTGCCGGCGACGACAAGTGATGCTGGCTTGTCCAAAGTGATGCCACCACTCATGACGTATTTTGGACCAAACGCTTCACCGTCAGCGAGACCGTAGACAGCTTCGCCTTCAAGGTGCTCAAGACCTTGCACGCGCATGATTGGTGTGGCGATTGACCATTCACCCGAAATGGCTGGATAGAGTGAAGAAAGGGTAAGCTTCACATCACATTTAACAACGGTGGTCGAGACATACTCGACGATCACCGCAACGCCGTTGTTCATGCGGATCGTTTTTGTCACATCAGCTGCCGTGAAGATACCGCTCGACGCGGTGAAGGTTATGAGTTCCCCCGACACCGCACTTGCTGTGAGTGTGGCTACGGGATAGGTCATTCCTGTTTGCAAACCACTATCAACGAACCATGCACGTGAGAGGTCTTCGGTGTAACGACGTGACGCAAACCGCTCGACGTATTTTAACCAACGGTTTGCGAAATAGCGTTCGACGATAGCGTAGATTGCAGTTTCGTCGCCTTCTTGAATTTGCGCAACACTGCGCCAAAGGCCTGTTGTACTGTGCCAAGACCACCCGATTACTTCTTGTGATTTTAAGTAAGCGCAGTTGAGAAGATTGCCATCGTTGCGCACAATCCAAAATGCTTTATAAGGTTCGATCGCGTAGCACCAAGATTTGAGCATATAATTTTCAAAAAGGTGCGACGAGAAAACGCTGATGTCATCGCCCGTGTAGGTGTTGACGTAGAAATTGTAAGCGAGCGTGCGGACTGTTGCGCCCATCGCTTGCACGTAGAAGATGTCATAGTCGACCACGATGGGTGAGAGTGTAGGGTCGGAACCGTTGAAGGCTTGCGGGAACGCTGTGACTGTGGAAGGGCCGATTGCCGCTGGTGCGCCTCCGGAAGTAAGTGCACCCCCAGAAATTTGAAACGCATTGCCCCGTGTCAGCGCGATAAGACCTGTCGGCATCGGCACAAGGTCGTTAATGGCGTTCATTTGCAAGGACGACAGCGTGCCCTCGATGCTTTCGTTGTCGCGAACAGGATTTGTTTTGTTGAAATTTTTCCGGTTCGCAATTTGTGATGCCCAGAATGTTTCAGGAAAACTTGTCGACCCCGCATACCAATGGCGTTGAAGAAAGTTGGTATTGCACGCGGGATAGTTTACGCCGGAAAATGGTGTGTAGTTGGAGACAACGGGGGAGCGAGAAAAATCAGGGTCGATGTTTGCGTCCACGAAAGTTAGGGCTGTTGTTGTGCCGATGTAGCCGTAGGCAGAACCCGATCCAGCGTTTCCGTTCGGTACTTCGAGTGTGCGGTAGATGTTGTAGCGAGAAGCACCAGCCACCGCACCCCAAACAACTGATACGTTTTCAGTCGGGTTGCTTGACATCGTTTTCGCGACACCTGTCGACATGAAGGAGGAAGCGACACCTTCCTCAGTCCCATCCGCGTTGATAGCTGATACGATGTAGGTGTAGCCAGTGCTACCCGCACCAAGCGCCGGTGTTACTGAAGCGATGGTGGGAATGCCGATTGTCGCGCCGATGGTTAAGGAGGTGAAAGACCAACTGGCGTGCGCCGAACGTGTGAGATCGTAGATAGGATAACTTACGTGTGTCAGCGTCATCGTATCTTTGTTTTGGGAAAATTTCAAAAGCTCCAGTTCTGTGCTCGCGTAAGGTGACGTGAGGGTGTAAACGCGAGCGGCAGTACCGCCTGTCGTGCGAATCGGCCAGCCCAAACTATTCACATCAACGTCCGTTTGTACGATGCGGATTTCAAATGTGTTTGCCGTTTTATTCGCTACGGCGTAGTAGTTGTTGTTGATGTTGGTCATGCCGGCGACGCTGGAAATGTATACGATGTCGCCGTTGTTGAAGCCGTGCGCAGCGGATGTGATTACTGCGGTCGTTGCGTTAGTGATGGCGGTTATGGTTTTTCCCGCCTCAAGCACATACGCACCATCCTTAATTACCCGCACATACAAGTGCCCAAACTCAAGCATATAGGTTTGGATTGTGGAGAAGGTGAATGGGATCAGCCGCACGTAGCGAGTGTCGAAACGATTTGACGGATTTTGCAAACACTGCCCGACAATCATAGACCCTTGCCGATTAACCGCACCACCACGATAGTCGACATAGTAGTTTTCCATCAACGCCGCACCGTTGGCGTATTTTTTGTAGTCTTGTCGGGCGTATCCCTGTTTGGGAATTTCCCCCGACGCGAATGAATTTTGGATCGTTACATTTGTCATATGGAGTAAAGTGGGTTGTAGTTAGGAACACCGGGAAGTGCTGCAGCGATGGCAGAACCACCTCCCGAACGAATTTGTATCCAATCGACGGGCGGGTCGAGAATGGTAATGCCTTCGTTTCCGTCGTCAGCACGTGCGTCCATAACGCGGTTGTTGGCTTGCTTGAAAAGCATCGTGGAAAGTTCGGCATTGCCGGTTATTGCGTATACTGATTTTGCCGCAAGTACCGCTGCTAAAGCTTCAATGAAAAGTGCAGACCACGTTGCGATGGTGGGGTTCTCGAAAGTGTACACAAGGAGTGCATTTTGTGCGTTTGTATTAAGCACTTTGACGTTGGTAGAGCCTGAAAGACCAGCAGTGATGGAGAATTTTATCCCGCTGTAGTTTGATTGATAAAGGTCACGAGCGTTCTGTCCGGTCGGCTGTGGAAGCACGTACCGCGCCATGTTGCAATCGCTTGGGAGAAGATATTCGTACAACCATGGTGGTGCGGGGTAGGCATTTGTCCAAAGTGTTGTCGGCGCTGTTAGGTTTTCGGGCGTGCCAGGCGCGGATTTGTTGAGCGTGAGTGCGACCGTTTTGCGGGCAAAGTTCCACCACGCCATACCGAGAAGTTCGTCAACAGTATCGTCGAAGATGAGTTTTAGCTGTTTTGCTTCCGCGCTTCCCTCATCGATGCTTACGATAAAAGTTTGAGCGCCAATTTTTTGAAGCGCCCTGTTACAAATTGTCTCTATCGTTGCAACCATGTTTGCGCCTCCGCATTTGTTGTACCAAAAATCGCTTCAAATTTCAATAGCGTTTGGGTTGAGGACAGGGTTGACCCAGACCTCAAAGTTTCGGATGTACCATTCGCTCCAGCCACCGCCTGATAGCGCAAGAGGTTCTGGTGTGGGCACGACAGGATTGCCCGCCGCATCGTCGAAGCCTGTGAACATCACAAGTTGAAGATTAAGCAACTCGCCGTTCCATAAGTCGTCTGCGGTTTTTGACATCCCGTAGATTTCGGCCTCGACCTTGTCGGGGCGACCGTTGAGCGCCACCATTTTTTCCAAAACGGTAGGACAATTGATGACGACAGATTTCCAAGCCGTGCTGCTTAGGAAATCAGGACCAGTTCGGTGGTTCGGATATTTAAAGCCCGCGACTTTGTCGATGCTCGGACCGTCGCTCACGATGTAGTTGACGTTAATGCCGCGCCCTTCGTTGGCCTCGAAATCAAATGATTGTACGAGTAGCTCGAATGTTGTGTGCTTTGGCATTTCCGCGTGATTGGAGTGTATGGCGAAGCGAATTTCAGCGCCTTTGAGTTGGAGGCTGTTGACGGTGAGTCCGTTTTCGAGTGGTCTCATTGGGGTTGGTAGGTGCTGCCCCACGCCGATCGCACCCGCAAGCGGTGAGGTTCTGAAGATAAAAGCCAAATGGAGAATGCCCACCGGTAAATGGTTTGTGTCACGCCATAGTTTTTGAAGCTCTGGTCTCCAACCGATTGACGCGTACCCCCCATCGGCACCGGCGTGGCATTTAACGGGTTTGTACGAGCTGAAAACTGTGTTGTCCGCTCCCGCCCCCGCAATTGCCGCACACGCTGGTGCCGTCGCTACCTGCGCGTCGTTGTGGAATGGGGAAGGGTTCGCTGCCGCCGCAAAATCTGCTTTGTAAACGCGAATGAGGCTCATGTTCGTCTCCTTATGGTGTTGTGTAGGATATGCCCCACTTGTGTTGGGCGACTGTTGCTGTAGCGGATGTGACGATGCGGATAGCATAGGTACTGCCCACGGTTAGTATTTGTGGGTTAGCTGACGTGCTGCAAGTGTTGGCTGCGCCCGTTGTCGTACATGTCATGGCTGTTGCGCCGCCGTTCACCATGAGAGTGTAGGTGTAGGTTTGTACGCCGCCGGGGATGTTGTCAGCAGAAAGCGCCATACCTGTGATCGTCATCGCGATCGGGACAGGCATACGAGAGCCGCCTTCGGACGCAATGTAACCTGTTGTCACAAGATAGTTTGTTGACGACGCTGCAATGTTACCTGTGGATACCGCGCCGGTAAAACCAGTCTGCATGTTCGTTGTGGCCGCCCACGTACTTACACCCGAGCCGTCTGTTTGTAAGAACTGCCCTGCATCACCGTCATTCGGTGGGAGTGTGAGTGAATATGTGCCCGCCGCTGCTGCTGGCTGGAGCGTCACAACGCCGGAAGTGTTGCCGGAGAAACGGAGCGTGCCTTTTGAAGTGCCCGCTACGCCGAGAATCGGTGTGACGGTGATTGCAGGGATACCTGTCGCACCCGCATTGAGCAATCCACCGTTGACCGTAGCAAGGCCGGTGATGACGTTGCCGGCGCTTGAGTAGAGGATTTGGTTGATCGTTGTGGTTGTTGGGTACGTCGCCGTTGTCGCAACCCAGTTGGTGCCGTTGGCACGCAAGATTGTGCCCGTGCCTGTTGCGCCTGTGAGTGTAGATAATGGTATGTTTGAGAGTGTGTTTGAAGCACCGCTGATTGTTTTGTTGGTTAGGGTTTGTGCGAAATCGGTGCCGACCAGCGTTGTGTTGGCGTTCGGAACTGTGAGCACGCGAGTTGTGGCTGCGGTGATACCTGAAGCGTCGAAGCGGAACAGCTTCGTAGCGTCGGCGTTGTTTTTGAGTAAGAACAAGGTGTCGGTAAAAGTGACACCGCTCGCTCCAAATGCTTGGAATGTCGGGTTAGCTGCGGCTCCGTTACTGGTGAGAACCTGACCCGCAGTACCCGGAGCCGCACTACCCCAACCGACGACACCAGCGCCTTTGCCGACAGGGATTGAATAGGCCGGAACAGTACCTTGATTGGTCTGGCCGAGCACAATCGATGAAGCGAAGAAGATAAATGGAATTGCAAGAAGACGAAGAAATTTCATGTGATAGCCCATCCTGAAAGGTCGCTGAGTGGTCGAAGGCAAACGCTAGCGTAATCGCCCGCGATTGTGAGTGAGGTCAGCCCATCGATTGTCTGACCCGCGAAGGGTGTGATTGTGATGTTGTTGGTGGCCGCATCACCTTTTGCATCTTTGATGATGACGGGGAAAATGCCCCAAGGCTGGGTGAGCCAAACGCTGACATCGGGCAAAGTTACAGTTGTCGGGCTACCGGAAGTCTTTTTAACCATGATGCAGGTGTCGAATTCGCCAACCGGCACCGTTGCTCCCGACGTGATGATACGATCTGCCATGAAGGGCCGACGAATGTTGCCGAATTGCGGCCCACCATCGAGCATAATAATGAAAAATTTTTGGAGGCCATTAATCCAAGAATAATTGCCGGTCGACATTAATGGCCTCCTTTAGTGCTATTTTTGGGTTACTTTTGCTGGTTTGATTTCGATTTGCTCCAGTGCTGAAAGCGGTTTTACGCCATCACGTAGGTGAGGGAAAGTTTTTCGGAAAAACTCTTTCGCTTCCGTATCAGCCGGTTGCATCATGAGAGAAGGAGGGGAGTAATCCCCCTCCTTCGTCTTCATTCCGTACCGTGGATCATCGAAGTCAATCAATAACGGCGCTTCAAGTGTGCCTTCATATAAAGCATTACCTAAATAATGTGCCGTGATTAAGTTAAACTTCATGTCGGGTTCTCCTCAGGTTAGTTGTTTACAACAACACCTGGAGGATAGCCAACATAGTCTTGACGGTCAAGCAGTAACGTCGAAGTTACGGTTCCCGCTGTCATCGGGCCTGTGGCTACTATGTAGTTGAGGCGAAGATAACGTGGGAGAGATTGACCAGGCGCAGGACGCGGAAGGCCAATGTCGAACAAACGAGCGCCGGCGGTGAGAGCAGTTTTTGCAATCGCTACCGTTTCTGACATTGTTGTGTAGGTTGAGTTATCGACCGAACCTTGGATTTGCACTTGGAGCGTTGCCGCACCAGCCGCAGTGAAGGCTGTACCGACTTGGCATAAGAGGTGAAGCTCTCGGCCAGTCGCTACATCACGGAACGTTGAGAGGTCGATCACGTTTGTCGAAGCAGCTGTTGCAGTAATTGCCGCACCATCATCGAAAAGTAGTTGTTTATCGGTAATCATAGTTTCTGTGTCCTTTCTTAAATTACACGGGCTTCGGTATTCAAGATCGCATCAACAGTGCGAACAGGGATACCACGGAAAGTGGTCACTGGTTTGCCGTTGAATTGGTCAAGCTGCAAGAGCACGTTAGTTTTGTTCGTCGCTTGAATGTCCAAGAACGAGCGGATTGTGCGGTTGCAGTAGATTGCAGTGCTGCCCGCACCTGGGAGAACGTTTTGGTCAGAACCTTGGAACGCTGTTGCGCCCACTGGTGCTGTCGGTAAACGACCAAGACCGCGGATGATTGCGGAGATGAGGTTTGCCGCTGAGCCTGTGTTGAGATCAGAAACGTCGATGTTTGAGATACGCACAACGTAGCGCCAATCTTCGATCGCCATACCGCAATGCCATTGGTAGTTGTCTACGTAAGCATAGTATGGGTTGCCATCCGTGTCGTAAACGCGGATTTCGCCTTTGTCAGAATGCATCAAACCTGTCGGCATTCCTTTTGGGAAAATACCATGCACAGTTTGAGGACCCCAACCAACGATGTAGATTGAGCTGTTGTCGGAACCGGTACCACCAGCATCGATAACGTTTGCCGCAAGTTGCGTTGTGGCAGTGTTTACGCTGTTGTAACGTGTCGCGAGACCGTTGAATGCTAATGGGTTCGTTCCGGCGTTGCCGTAGATAACCAATGAAGCAAGCTGTTGTGTGAGCGATTGCAAGAAACCAGATGTTTGTGACAAACGGTACTGCATCGTGTTGCCGTTGAGGTTCGCAAGACGAACGTCAACTTGGCTTTCACCAACGATTTGCGAGCAAGTTTCAACAACTTCAGCACCAGTCGATTTTGACATCGCGGTACCTTTGTTGATCTGCCCCAACGAAACAGTTGGGAGAGACGTGCGAACAACGAATTTGTGCCCTGTTGGGAGGTTGCCCTCTTTCCAAAGCATATCATCGATAATTTCGTTTGATTGACTTAGCAATTCTACGATGGCGGTGTTTTTATCGTCGCCAGCAAGTTTTGCCCAATCAATTAGTGTAGATACACCACTGCCAATAACGGCCATGAGTTAATCCTTTCAAGATTTTTTGGGTTGTTGATAAATGCGTTCAGCGTATGAACGCTTGGTTTGGTCTGCGACTGGATTGCCGCTAACAAACGAACCTTCCGTCAAAGCCTTAGCCATGCGATAAAGTGCTCGTATTACTTCGGGGTGGTTGCCCGCCCCAGTGATTTTCAAAGCCGCTTTGACTTCTGGACCACCGTATCTTTTATCATCTAACACTTTTCCGATCGTTTGTAAAGTCTCTTGGAGTTTTGTTGGATCGTTCTTCCCGCCGATTTCTTCGTCCGCTTTTGCTGCGGTTTGCCATTCGGTCTGCGTGTCGGACCAAAGTTTGTCCCCACTTTCCTGAAGTGACCTTGTTGCTTGCTCGATCGCTTGCGTGTGGATTTTTACCAACTCATTCACCGCTGCCGTGGGAAGGTTATGTTTGGTGACGGTTTCGGTGATAGCCGTGCCCATTTCTTCAGGGATAGTGAAA